CTCATCGTCCTGGCCGTCATCTTCGCCCTCGTCATGGGCACCTGTGTGGCCGTCTGTGACGATGACGACAGCGATCGGGACAGCATGCCGGCCCTGGTCCAGAAAGGCCGTGAGGACCGTTCAGACGGCCGAGACAGCGACGGGAAATGCCAGGGTGCCCGGGAGTGCCACGATGAGGACTTCTCCCCGTCGTTCGACCACAGCCCCGTGATCGTCTGCCTCCCGTCCAGCACGTGCAATTTCTCCCGGCCCGCCAGCCTCGTCCCGCCCAACCCTCAGCGTCTCCTGGACACGATCAACAAAGGCGCCCAGGACATCGGCACGGCGGCCGGCGCCATGGCCGGCGCGATCGCAACCCTCCCGATCGGCATCCTCCTGGCCGACCCGGTGAAAGCCGTCCCGCATGACGACCCGCCGCCCAGCTTCCTCCGCCGCCTCCCCGAGACGGTCTAGGCCACCCTGGGGCCATACCAGCGGCCCTCCATCACCTGGCGGAGACGTTCCACGTCCGAGAACGGCAGATAGACCGACGTGGACGTAAGCGCCTGGTGGCCTAGCGCCGCCTGAACGTCTTTGATGTCCGCCCCCTGATGGCGCAGCAAGTGCGTAGCCATGCTGTGGCGGAGCGCGTGGGCGGTGCCCGGCACCCCCGCGTCCTTCATCCACCCCGACACCAGCCGAGACAGGTGGTTAGGGGTCACGTCCACCAGCCGGCCCGGCCGCAAACCCCGGCTGAGCAGGTAATCCCTCAATACAGCCCACGCTTCCTCCGTGATCGGCAGGAGGCGCTGCCAGCCACCCTTCCCCACGATCCGCACGGCCCGTAGCTCCACGTCCACGTCGGCCAGCTCCAGGCGGCTGATCTCCACACAGCGAAGCCCGAGCTGCGCCATCCAGACCACGATGAAGCGCGCCCGGACGTCCGGGAGAGAGACGATCAGTTTGGACACGTCGTCCACACGGAGGCCACGCGGCACCGACGGAGGCACCTTCGGGGAGCGCAGATAGAGGAAGGGGTCCTGGGCCAGGTGGCCATTCCTCACCAGCCATTGGCAGAACAGCTTGGCGTACGAGTAGCGCCGCCGCCTCGTGGACCTGGCCGGGGACCCGTGCCCTAGCCAGGCGGTGACATGGGAAGACGTCAGTTCAGCCGGCCTACAAGCGGCGTGCTTGGCGAACGCCTGGAGGTCACAACGCACATTGATGGCTGTTACTGGCGCGTAGTCGCCAGCCTCCACGCGCTCGCGCACGTACTGCGCGGCGAGGAGAGTGAGGGTCTCCGCCATGGTGGGCGCAACCTAACGAACGTGGTAGTCGTTGCCAAAGTTGGCCGTGAATCGTTCACAGGGAATTGATATAGGTCCGCGGGGGGCTGGCGTTCGCAGTTATCGCACCACCAGCGGGCGTAGTAGGCGTCGTAACGGACGAACCGGCCGCAGTCCGGGCAACGCCGCCGCGTCACGCCGCCACCGCCAGTAGCGTGGACCAGGTGGGACCACAGTTCATCTTTCTTGTGATCCCCTCAAAGAACAGGCTCACGGGCACGTCGAAATAGGCCGCCAGGGCCTCCACGTCATCCAGCGTGAGCCGGCTCCGGCCCCGGAGCCTGCTGCTCAGCGCCTGCTGGCTTAGCCCCAGGATCGGGGCCAGGTCCTCCTGGCGAAGACCCTGCGCGGCCATCAGGCCCCGGGCCGTCCGACGAGCAGTTTCAGAAGCGCTTTCCATAACCCCATCCTACGCCGTGGGTCAAGGACGGTTGCCTCACGCTCCAAAATGGCGTACAAGACTCCCATGTCGAAAACGCGCCATATGGCCGACCACATCCTTAAGGGCCGGCTGGAGGAGCTGGTCACCGACCGCCGCGCCAAAGGCCGGTCCTGGGAACAGATCGCCAGGGAGTTCTGGGCCATGACCAACGGAGGCGTAGACGTCACCGGCCACACCCTCCACAACTGGTTCCGGGCCTCATGACCCTCCTGCACTTCGGACGGGGCTGGAAGGACAGCCAGGGCCGTGAGCGTGATCTGATCTGGCTGTCCGATACCGGCTGGCTCATGTGGGCCGACGGGACCGACGTCCTGATCGTCCGGGCCGGCCTAGACGACGAGATCGCCGTCCGTACCCGGCTCCTGGGCTGGGAGGACTACGTAGACGACCCTGCCGGCCCGCAGTGGGTCCAGGACCGGATCATGGGCCTCCGCCGCCAGCCACGCCCCTACTGCGTCGTGTGCCAGGGAGAGGGTTGGTACGCCGGCCCCGATGAAGGTGTCGCTGTCCCCTGCGCGTGTGGAGATGACTACCCGTGAGCATGCCCGACCCTGTCCGGGCCTCCTTCAACGCGGCCCAATACTGGAATCAGTTTCCGATCACGGCGTACTTCGACCAGCCCGGGGTCACCGTCTCCGGGCACCTGATCGAACACCTGACCGTCAAGACCGCGGACGGCCCCATGCCGAAGCTTCGGCTCCAGACCGACAAAGGTCGGATCGTCTACGTGAACGTGAGCCAGGCCCGCCTGCTGTCCGAGCTGGTCCGCCTGGCGCCGGCCGTCGGGGACCAGGTCACCATCACCTACCACGGCGAGGCAAACAAGGCGGCCCGTGGCATGAACCCCGCCAAGGAGTTCTCCGTGGAGATCGTCCGGCGCCAAAAGCCCGCGGAACAGGCGGCCCAATGATCCTCCGCGTCGACCACAAGAAGGATTACACCGTCCTGTCCAACAGGATGTTGCGAGACAAGGCGCTCACGTTCCGCGCCCGGGGCCTCCTGGCGTTCATCCTCACCCTGCCCGACGGCTCACAAGTCGAGTCCGCCCGGCTGGCCGCGAACGCCCCGGAGGGCCGAGACGCTGTCCGTACTGCTCTGACGGAGCTGGAGAAAAGCCATTACCTCCGACGTGAGAAGGAGCAGGCCCCTGATGGCACATGGCGGACGGTCTGCCTGATCTCCGAGGTTCCCAGCAAACACTCAGAAACCGACGCCTGGAAATCCGGCGCCGGTGACTGGAAATCGGCGCCTACTTCGCATCAGCCGACGCCTGGAAATCCGACGGTCGGTTTTCCAGGCGGTAGTAGTTCAATTACTGATGAACAAGTATTAAACGCGGTCGGAGCGGATTACCCGCCCGTACAGCCGGCCGCCTGGACGCCCACCGGAGACACCACCCCGGCCACCCCGCAGGAGAAAGCCACGGGCAAGTCCGGGGCCGACCGTGCCCGGCTCGCGCTCAAAGCGGCCAAGAAAGCCACGGTCTGGTGACCGCCTACCGGGACCAGATCAAGGTTCCCTGCGATGACTGTGGCCACCTGTACGGCGACCATGCTCCTGATCGTGGCCGATGCCTGGCCATGGATCACCGCCAGGGCGTGCTGTTCGGCCGGCCCGTGTGCTGGTGCTTGTCGTTCAGGGAAAGAAAAGCGCAATGAGGGCCTGCCTGGACTGTGGCGCCCCTGCCCGTGGTTCACGGTGCGGTCCCCATCAGCGTGCTTGGGAGAAGGAGCGGCAGGCACGGTTTCCCCAGCGCCGTGCCTATGAGTCTCCCGAGTACCGTCGGCTCCGGGCCTCCATGCTGAAGGGACAGCCGCTGTGCTGGCTGTGCGGGAGGCCCGGGGCCGACACCCTGGACCACGTCCGGCCCCTGGCCCGTGGTGGTACGAACGACCCGGCCAACCTGCGCCCAGCACATCGGGCCTGCAACGTGAGGAAGCACTGATGTTGATGCTTCCTGACCCGCTGCTACTCCCGCACCCCAGCACGGCCCTCAGCGACCGGCCTACCGCCATATGCCTGGACTGTGGAGTTCGAAACGACCGGGCCATTCATGACCTGAAGTGGAGCAGGAAGCAGGGTTACTGGTGGCCCGAGCATCCGTGGGAATACGTCGACACTCAAAAAGTTCAGGATTTTGGGGCCTGTTCACCCGCCGCCCCTCGTTTTTCCCCTCTCACTCCCCGTGGTCGAACGGACACGGATGGCGCTTAAGGCTGGCCCGAAGTCCCGCGATGTCCGGCCCCTCCCCCGGGCGGCCGGCCCCGTGGAGCTGATCGAGCTCGTGACGGGCCAGTCTCTCTACGCTTGGCAAAAGCCGATCCTCCGGGACCTGGCGGCGCCGGACCGGCCCCGTGTCGCCTACGTCCAGGTGGCCAGGAAACAGGGGAAGACCCGCCTGGCCGCCGCCGTGGCCCTGGTCGAAGTCCTCACTAAGCCTCAGCGCCACGTGTACGCGATCGCGGACTCCGAGAGGAACCTGAACAGCGTCCTCATGCGCGAGATCAGGGACATCATCGGCGGCTCCGCCCTGCTACGGGACTCCGTCCACATCTTCAAGTCCGGGATAGAGGTTCCCGAGACGGGGTCGTTCATCGAGACACGGGCGGCGAACTTCCGGGCCAGCCAGGGGATCAATCCACACACGGTGCTCTTTGATGAAGTCCACTTGCAACGGTCGGATGACATCTGGTCCGGGATGATGATGGCCGGTGGCGCCAGGGAGGACTTTCTCCTCCTGGGGATCACCACCCCGGGCTATGACCTGTCGTCCATGGCCCACGGGCTGTACCAGCAGGCCAAGGCGGGGAGCGCTGGGTTCTACTCCCGGATTTTCGAGCCGGCCGACCCGGACGCGGACATTGACGATCGGGAGGCTTGGCGCCAGGCAAACCCCAGGTTGGATGACGATCCCCGTTTCCTGGCGGCGCTGGAGTTCGACCGCCAGAACCTCCCGGAGCACGAGTTCCGCAGGTTCCGGCTGGGCCAGTGGACGGCGACGGAGACAGCGTGGCTCCCCTACGGCGCGTGGGATGCCCTGGCGGCGCCTCGGCCCCTCCCGGAGGACGGCGCCCGGGTCTGGCTGGGGTTTGACGGCTCGCTGTCTCGGGACTCCACGGCGCTGGTCGGGGTGACGGAGGACCGCCACGTGTTCGTGGTGGGGTGCTGGGAGGCGCCGGGCCGGCGCGGCTGGAAGGTCCCCAGGGAGGAAGTCCAGGCGAAGGTTCATGAGGCTTTCGGCCGGTGGCGCGTGGTCGAGATGCACTGTGACCCGCCGTATTGGGAGCGTGAGGTTAAGGAATGGCAGGAGCGTTACGGGGAGGGCCGCGTCCTGGAGTTCCTGTCCTATGTCCGTAATCAGATCGCGCCGGCCACGACGGCGTTCTACTCGGCTGTCATGGAAGGGGCGCTGAGCCATGACGGGGACCCGCGGCTAGCCCGCCACCTCGCTAACTGTGTGGTCAAGCCGACCCCGCTGGGGGATGTCATCACCAAAGCCGACAAAGACAGCCCTGCGAAGATTGACCTGGCGATCGCGGCCGCTATGGCCCACCTGGCCGTGGTCCGTGCCCGGCCGGCCCGCCGGAAGGTCTACGTGCTGTGAAGCGAGGAGGGATCGTGTCGTTCATCATCCGCTGTGACGCCCCTGGATGCCCGTCTAAGGCCCCGATGTGGGGAAGCCTGCCCGCAGGGTGGACGCTGGTCCACAGTCGCTCAGGGGACGCTGTGCACGCTTGTAGCACGGCCGGGCACGTGGCCGCCGCCCAGAACACCACCACGCGGGTAGCCACGGCGGCCGTGGCGTAACTGTCTCACCCTGTCGGTACGATCGGGGCGCAGTGCTGTGGCTTACGTCATAGGTGGGGGCCGGTCCGGGGCATCGTGAGGGAATCCTGAGGGCCGGCCCTCGCCGCGCCCGAACCTCAGGTTTAGCTTGAGGGTTGAATGCCAGGCGTGTAACTTGACCCGTGAATGGGTCTGATCTCCTGGCTCCGCGGAGACGATCTCCTGGCCGAGGAGGTTCAGTCCCGGGACCTTTCCATCGGGGACCCTGCCCTGGCCGAGTATTTCGGCATCGGTGGCTCGTCGGCCGCTGGCATCCCCGTCACGGAGTCGTCCAGCCTCGGCCTGACCGCGGTGTACCGGGCGGTGTCGCTGATCTCCGGCGCGGTGGCGGGCCTCCCGATGAAGGTTTACCGGAAGAACAGCGACGGGTCCCGGGAGCGTGTCGAGACGACGTTCCTGGAAAACCCGCACGGTAAGACGGGCATGACCAGGTTCGAATGGCAGGAGCTGGTCATGGTCCACCTGCTCCTGCACGGGAACGCCTACCTCGCGCACGTGTATGGGGGCGCCGGCCAACTCGTGGCGCTGGACCCTATCCACCCGTCGGTGGTGTCGGTCATGCGGGCGGAGACAGCCGAGGACCGGGCGATGTTCGGGGACTACGGGAAGTTTTTCGTGGTCGGTATGGCGGACGGGAGCCAGCGGAAGTTCAGCCCGGAGGACCTGACCCACATCACGGGGCTGGGGACGGACGGGCTACGGGGCCTCTCCCCGATTGAAGCGCACCGTCAGACGATCTCGTGTGGGCTGGCCGGGGACCGCGCCGCCGCCCGCATGTTCGGCTCCGGCCTCCTCCTGGCCGGCCTCGTGTCCTCGGATGAGGAGCTGGAGGAGGAAGACGCGAAGGCGGCCCTGGCGGGGCTGAAGGCGAAGGTGGCCGGCGCCGACCATGCCGGGGACATCGCTTGGATCAACGCGGCTGTCAAGTTCACCCCGTGGGCCATGCCGGCCCGGGACGCGCAGTTCATCGAAAGTCGTGTTCACCAGGTCGAAGAAGTAAGCCGAATCTATGGCGTCCCGCCTCACCTGCTGGGCCAGACCGAAAAGCAGACGTCCTGGGGCACGGGCGTGGCGGAGCAGAACCGTGGCCTGCACAGGTACACCCTGGCTCAGTGGACGTCCAGGCTGGAACAGCGGCTGTCCCGTCTCCTGACCGGCCCGCAGTTCGTGGAGTTCGACTACTCCGGGTTTCTCCAGCCGGCCCCGGAGCAGGAGATACCGCTCCTCATTCAGCAAGTCCAGGCGGGCCTCCTGACTGTGAATGAGGCGCGGGCCATCAGGAACCTTCCTCCCCTGCCTGCTGCGGCGGGCGAAGGGGGGCCGGCCGGCGCCGCCGATCCGGCGCCGGCCGGTGAACCTGCATTGAACGGAGCGGAATGAGGTTCCACGCTGAGCTACGCGCCGCGGACGTGTCGGGCAACACCCTGGCGGGCCACGCCAACGTGTTCGGCCAGCACGCCGAGATGCGCGGCGGCTGGGAGACGATGGCGCCCCACGCGTTCGACCGGGCGCTAAAGCGAGACAACGTCTACGCGCTGGTGAACCACAACCCCAGCCTCGTGCTGGGCTCTACGGGCGCGGGCACGCTCCAGCTCCGCACCGACGACACCGGCCTCGCCTTTGAAGTGGAGCTACCAGACACCAGCTATGCCCGGGACCTTCGGGAGCTGGTGGCACGCGGGGACCTGGCCGGCTGTTCCTTTGGGTTCCTGCCCGGCCCCGCTGATGTCACGTCCGCGCCGGACGGCCGCCAGCTCCGCACGTACCAGGACGTCCGGCGCCTCCTGGACGTGTCCGTGGTCACGTACCCCGCGTACGAGGGGACCGACGTATCCCTGCGGTCTGTCGAGTGGTCGCCGGCCACCAGCCGCAAAAGCCAGCTCATCCTTGCCCGGCATCGGGCGCGAACGATCCCGGGAGGGACCAGACAATGACGATTGAGGAAATCCTGGCGGCCCTCCAGGCCATCGTTGACCAGGCGGCCGCCGACGGGGACCGTCCCCTGAGCGATGAGGAAGTTCAGCGTTACGAGGAGCTGGAGGGCCAGCTCACCGCCGCCCGCAAAACGCAGGAGATCAGGTCACGGCAGACCGCGTACACCACCCCGGTACGGTCGGACCTGCACGTGGCCGTGGCCGGCGCCGATGAGGCCCCCCAGGAACGCGCCTTTACCGAGTACCTGCGGACCGGCACCATGCCGGCCGACGGCGCCGAGCTGCGGGCACAGTCCGAAGGCACGAACACGGCCGGCGGCTACCTCGTGCCGGCCGGGTTCCGGAACAAGCTGATCGAACGCATGAAGCAGTACGGCGGGATCGCGAACGCCGCCGAGACGATCACCACGTCGGAGGGCAACACCCTGCCCTACCCGACCGTGGATGACACGGCGAACGTGGGCGAGATCGTGGCCGAAGGTGGCACCTTCGCGGCCGGCGCCGACATCGTGTTCGGTACCCGGTCCCTGTCGGCCTACAAGTACATGGCCGGCGGCGCCGGAAACCTCCCCCTGAAGGTGTCCTGGGAGCTGATCCAGGACTCTGCCTTTGACATCCAGAGTTTCATTGCCCGGAAGCTCGGGGAGCGGATCGCACGGATTCAGGCTGTGCATTGGGCTACGGGGACGGGCACGGGCCAGCCTCAGGGCCTGGTGACCCCGATCTCGACGTCGGGCACGATCACCACGAACAGCTACACGGAGCTGCTGAACACGGTCCTGGCCCTGGACCCCGCGTACCGTGACGGCGCCTCGTGGGTCATGAACGACGCCACGTTTGGGTCGTTCATGGGCCTCCTGGACACCACGGGCCGGCCGATCGTGAACCAGTCGTTCGACTCGATCAGCGGGAAGATCGGCCAGCAAACCCTCCTGGGTTACCCGGTCATCATCGACCAGGCCATGCCTTCGAAGGCCACGGGCGCCAAATACATCGCGTTCGGGAACATCAGCGAGGCGTACGTGATCCGCCGCGTCAAGGACGTGACGCTGGTCACCCTGAACGAGCTTTACGCGGCGAACGGCCAGACGGGCTACATGGCTTGGGCCAGGGCCGACGGCGCCGTCCAGAACCCCAACGCC